GTATGAATAAGGAGTACCGTCCTATTCGCCACGTTTATTCCCTTGGTCACAAGCTACCGACGGGAGGGGTGGGTTATGCCCCCTGCAATGAAGTATAGTAGATAGGCACAGTTGTGCAAATAACTTTTAGTAATCTCTTTGGAGAGCCACATGAACTACGGTAATAAACCTTATGAGTTGCAAGATGACAATGGTAATCTGTTCTTAAACAAGAAGAAGAATGAGAATAGCCCGGACTGGTCGGGGAAGATGAAGTTAAATGGGCAGTTGTTCTACCTGTCGGCATGGGAGAAGAAGACGAAGAACGGGGATCTGTTCTACTCGGTACGGCTGGGGAAGATGGTGCCAGCAGAGCCTACCCAGCACTCGATAGATAAAGGCAATGGGTATATGCCTAACGATAAAAAAGATAATATGGATGACGACATCCCTTTTAATTAAAATGGGTCTATAATGGTCGGGTCTTTAGCACAAAGGATTCGGCATGACTCATTTAAAGGAATGTTTTAAGTGCAAGACCGTCAGGCCATTGACTGAGTTTTATCCGCACAGCCGAATGGCTGATGGTCATTTAAATAAATGCAAAGTTTGTACTAAAAAGGAGGCGGCTGAATACCGTGAAAAAAACATTGAAAGGGTGCGCCAGTATGACCGGGATCGGGCAAAGATTCCTGAAAGGCAGAAGGCAGCTCAAGAAGTTTCCTCGGCTTGGCGAAAAATTGATAAACGGAGAGATAAGGCTCACAATGCAGTCAGCCGGGCTATTAAAGCTGGGGTCTTGGACAGAAATCCATGTACCAGATGTGGCGCAGAAAAGTCATTGGCCCATCATGAAGACTATGACAAACCTCTTGATGTCGTTTGGCTTTGCCAGCCGTGCCATAAAAAACGTCACGCTGAAATAAATAAAGAAGGTAAAAAACTCTGATATATTGTTCTCTGGGGAAAGCGGATCCTGTGAAATGGGTAGCTGGAATCTAGATAACTGCCAGCCACAGTGCAGCGAGTACCCGACTAATAATCCTAAAAAGGAGCCATATGAAATATCTCATCGCACTCTGGCTAGCAGCTACCGCAACTATGAGCTACGCAGCCTGCACATACAACAGTTATTGCAGCAATGGACAATGCGTCTACTGCACCACCTGCTGCTATGCTGGTAACTGTAATACCACTTGTAATTGATTATGGACAAGGCAATCTTCGTTAATGGCAAAAAGGCATACGTCGGCATTGAGCATGGCGAAAGCGTCAGCTTGTCTCGGTCAGATGCTAAACGGTTAATGGAGATTGCCAGCCAGCATGGTGCTTACTACGAAGGCAACGGCGGGGATATCTCTGCCATCAAGGAAATACCCAAGTCCGCTTATCGTGGATCATGGGATGAACTATTTGCAAAACAAGTAAAAGGATACCCACCTGAGTTCCTGTACACCATATTCACCAACACAGAAGAAAATAACCAAAAGAAACACTTGGTCTCGCCGAGTAAAACCATTATACAAATGGCGTTAAAAGCGCAAGACAAGATTGGGTTCTTTAAAAATAAACGGTTTACCTCTGACACGCTAATTAAGTTTTTGCGTGGGATTAGCGAATCAGATGCCGACTTTGTGGAAATGGCTAAAGAAAAGGCTACTCAGGCAAATGTTGAGAAGTTCCTGTCTGCTGGTGAAGAACTGATGTGGCCTGATGAAGATTGGGAAGATTACCCCAATAAGGCAGGGAAGATGGCAAAGAAAGCCAACTCTCAAAGACAGATGTTTGTTGCCAACCAAGACAGCGGTGTTTACGTTATGGGCAGCGATCATATTGAAGAAATACAAAAGATTAAGCCGGGGAAGAAAATTGTCATAAGCAGCAAAAAACAAATGGGCAGATCAATGATGTCTGATGTCTCACTGTAATGTCAGTTACCAAACAAATACCGTCAATTAAACACTGGGGTGGAGTCCGTAAAGTCCAAGAACGACTTGGAGGCTCCACAACTATCGCCAAGAACAGGGAAGCTGTCGCCTATGCCCTGCTGACTATTGCTAATACCAAGCTCACCGACATCATGGAGTGGGATACCCAAGGCAATATACAAGTTAAAGCCAGCAAAGACATCCCTGAACACGCACTGCAAGCCATTAAGTCCATCAAAGTCAACGAGCGCTACGACAAAGAAGGCGGTTGTGTGCGTACTTTGGACATAGAACTCTACGATAAAGTCGGCGTTCTACGCATCTTAGCTAAAGCCTCGGGGCTGCTGGATACTGCTGAGGAGTCAGATAAACCGAGCGTTATCGGCATTAACGTCAAAGCGCCTGAGATCATCGACGCAGAGGAAGTCCGTGAGCAAAACTAAAGATGCAGGCACAAAGGAGATGCCCGTCACAGGGCTGAACTTAGACTTTTCCACTAGCCCAATGGCGTGGAAGTTCCTGCAATCTAAAGCATTTGTTCGTGGCATCATGGGGCCAGTAGGTTCCGGTAAATCATACGCCTGTTGTGCCGAGATCATGATGAAGGCCGTTCAGCAAAAGCCTTCTCCTATTGACGGTATCAAGTACAGCCGCTTTGCGATTGTGCGAAACAGCTACCCAATGCTAAAGACCACGACGATTAAAACGTGGCTTGACCTGTTCCCAGAGAATACCTTTGGCCCCCTGCTATGGACACCACCGATTACCCACCACATCAAGCTGCCAGCAAGAGATGGTGCTGCCGGGATCGATTGCGAGGTGATCTTTCTTGCGTTGGATCAGCCAAAGGATGTGAGAAAGCTGCTCTCATTGGAGTTGACAGGTGCATGGGTCAACGAAGCACGGGAACTACCCAAGGCAGTGATCGACGGATTGACACACCGAGTCGGACGATACCCGACTAAGCGCGATGGCGGTGCTAGTTGGCACGGCATTATATTGGATACGAACCCAATGGATGATGACCATTGGTGGTTTAAGTTGGCAGAAAAGGAGAAGATGAGTGGGGCGTTTAAGTGGGAATTCTTCAGACAGCCCGGAGGAGTCATCGAGGCTGATCTTGCAGAACTTCCAGAAAATCCTGAGGCTAACGATTGCATCTATAGCGCAGGAAGATGGTGGCAAAAGAATCCTAAAGCTGAAAACATCAGCAACCTCCCCGCTGGATACTACCAGCAAATGCTCCTCGGAAAAAACTTAGACTGGATACGCTGCTACGCCGAAGGTAAATACACCTACGTCCAAGAAGGTAGACCCGTCTGGCCTGAGTACGACGACAATCTCATGTCAGCCGACTTGGAATACGACCCAACCCTGCCCATCCAAGTGGGACTTGACTTCGGTTTGACCCCAGCCGCTGTCATTGGACAAAAGACAAGTGCTGGCACATGGAAAGTCCTCCACGAGATCGTCACCTTCGACATGGGTCTGGAACGTTTCGGTCAGCAACTACTGGGTGAACTGAACGCCAGATTTCCCAAAGCACAGATATTCGTCTGGGGCGACCCCGCCGGTATGCAGCGAGACGCAATCTACGAAGTCACAGCCTTCGACCACCTGAGAACACTGGGGCTACGCGCCCAGCCTACCCCAAGTAACGACTTTAAAGTACGCCGGGAAGCAGCCGCAGCCCCAATGCAGCGCCTAATCCAAGGAAAACCCGGCTTGATAGTTGACAAGTCCTGCAAGCTACTGCGGAAATCCTTGGCTGGCGGCTACCACTTCAAGCGGATCTCAGTTGGCGCTGGGCAAGAACGCTTCCGAGACGCTCCCAACAAGAACGAACACTCCCACGTTGGCGATGCTTTCGGCTACCTGCTGCTGGGAGGGGGTGAACACCGCAGAATGACCAAGAATCCTATGGGTTCCAACGGTCAATTTATCCAGCAAACCGTAGCCAGTACGGACTTCGACATCTTTGCCTAAGATTTTGCTATCGCCAAGATAGCATGACGCTTGCATAGTCGGGCAAAAAGCATACAATTCCCTGAAAGTTTTTGTTAAGGAGGATATATGCCATTCTGGATTTCAGCCGCCATGTTGGTAGGCTCGGTATATCAAGCAGATCAAGCTAGAAAATCAGCTAAAGAAGCTCGTCTTGCAGCCGAACGTGAGACAGGAATAGCGCAGCGTCAAGCTGATGAGCAAATAAAACTTCAGCAAGAGCAGACAAATGTTGCTAAAGAGCGACTTGCGGCTGAAACAGCCCGGTACGCAGAGCAAAAGGGCGCAATGGAAGCCGAGGCTTCTCGCATTGCCAAGCAACTTGAGGACGAGCGCCGCCGTATGGGCGAAGAAGAGTCCTCAAAAATGAGAGCAAGGATTCGCGGAGGTAGGCGAGCATTGCTGTCAGACGAAAGATTAGCTCCAGAATTAGGAATGTTGGGCGCTGGCACGGGGATCTGACATGGCTAAGAAAAAACCAACAGCAACGCAACGCGACATTGCTAGGTTAGCTAAAGATTATCAGACCAATCTGATGGGTCTTGAGCCAGAGTATCAATCTGTTTTCGGCAAAAAGACAAAAGTTTTAGAGGGGTACGGCGCACAAAATACGGAGTACCAAAAAAAGCTAATAGATTATCAACAGGCGTTGGCTGAATACAAAGCAAAGCCTTTAGAACAGCTAACAATTAGAAGCGGACAAATGGCAAGTCCTAACGCTGGGCCAAATGTAAAATACCAATCAAACAAAGAATACAACTGGAAATCACAAACAATGTATCGCATCCCTGAATTGGGGAACGACCTATATACACCTTATGCGCTTGAACTATTAG